CATCTTCAACCATACCACCACGGTTCATAAATCTAAATGAAGGTGTAAAAACAGGATCCGGTGTTGCGTTACCACCTATAAAACAATATGCTGGTGGGTTAGGTCCTTTACATGGATCTGTAACTGTCATCGATCTGTCGTTATCGTCTGGTCGATCAAATCTATTTAAGTAATCTTCATAACCTTCTCCTAAAATTTTTTTTACATCAGGGTCTCCTAATGCTGAAACATCATCATCAAAAGACGATGTTGTTTTAAATGTGGTTTTTGGTGGTCCTAAACTCATTGGTTGTTTTAAACTTGTATCTGTTAAAGTTTCTGGACCAGCTATTATATCTATACCCAAACCTCCGAGTTCATTCATAACTCTGTCGTATTCTTTTTTTTGTTCTGGGTCATTTAAATCTAAACTATCTATATAATTTTGTCTTTGAATTGCATTATTAATTCTTGCAAGTTTTGATCTACCTATTGTATCTAAAAAATTTGTAGCCGTTGGAAATATAGTATCAAAAATTCCTTTTTTTCTAAAAGCTCCTTGATTTATGGCTCTTCTTAAATCTTGTCTTACTTCTTTAACTGTTCTTGCTTTTTCAGGTATCATTGTTCCTGGAGGACCACTTGGATCTGGTCTTTCAAATTTTCCTGTATTAGGATTAAATCCTGGTGTATCTCTTTCACCTGGATCACTTCGAGAAGTTGGTGCTGATCTAGTAGTGTCTCTGTCTGTGGCTTTACCATCTTTAGTTCTTCCAGATGCTCTTGCAGCAGCATCACCACGATACCCTTGTCTTGTACCACCAAATCCTGGTTGTACTAACATACCGCCGTCTTCTAACATCTGTCTGTATTGCTGTGCCCTAGTTATAGCCATCGTATCATTCTATTTTGTTTTACCGAATAAATCAAGACTCGGCATTAATATCGTTACATCTCTTCTTATATCAGACTCAGGTATACCCTTAGCCTTCCATTCTTCATCGTTCTTATATTTCTCACCTGTTTTAAGATTAGATATTTCTTCTATTATCTTTTCTGGTTTTAGTACCTTCATTACGCTATTACCTCTCTTGGCTGTATTTCAAGTATAGAAGCTATAACGTGCAGCTCGTTCGCGTCAGAAGCCTGTACTTTTAATACCTCACTTTCTTCCATTACAAGTGGGTTAGTTAAAAGTTCTGTGGTAGTAATCGTTGCTATAGTTTTTGTTTTAAATAAATTAAATATATTGCTACTAGCATCTACTAAAGTAACATCTATATTGCAACCAGATCCTGCATCGTTAGAAACTAAAATAGATTTTACCACGGCTGTTTTTGCACTTGGCACCGTATACAGTGTTGTTAAGTCTGTTGTCGTTAAATCTACTTTTTTATTTATAAAACTATTAGCCATTACATCATAAAGAAGTTAAATGCTTCTACCTCATCTTTTAGTTCTTGTTGATACGTCGTGTTAAGTTTTTCTATAACACCATCTAAGTCTCTAGTCTGTGCCTCAGCTACTGTATAATCATACTCTTGTGATGGTCTTGTTAATACTTGTGTTATCTTTGCCATTATCTTCTCCCATCTGGTTGTATATCTAATCTAAAAGTTCCTAGTTTCCAACTTTGGTCAACAGCAGTATTTTCTATTTTTAAAGCTATGGCTCTAGCTCTAGCTCTTGTATCTACTTTTTGAGTGCTTGACGTTACGTCAAAAGGACCTAGTGATGAACTAGCTTGAGAGTCATTTGGAAAGTTTCTTAATTCTAAAGTAATTCTTGTTGAACCTGTTTGAGATATGAAATCTGGTATAAATCTTCTTATCTTCATTAAAAATTCACCATCTCCTCTAAGATCTGCTCCACCTGTGGTTTGACCAGTAACACTTCTTCTTTGACTTATATCAAAATCTCCAGAAGATATATTTGATAGTATTGCAGTTATAGTTCCATTTTTATTTTGATCTGTTCCTTTTTCATGTTCATAGTATGCAGTTCTACCTTCTGTGTTTCCTACAACATCAAAAGATGTATCTGTAGATGCATCATACTCTAAAGCATGTGGGTTACCAAATACTGCAGAATCTCTCCACATAGTTCTTGCTAATGTTCCTACTGTCCATACAGGTCTTTGTGGTGATGAATCAAAATAATTATATGTGACCTGTTTATTAACAACGTTAGATGTTTCTGATGGGTAAAACCAAATAACTTCTCCAAACAGATTATTTAATCCTGCTGAAACCATTTGATTACCCGAGGCTAAGTTAATATCATTATATACATGATCTTCTACCAAACAAGGCAAAGATTCTAGTTTACCAGCGTATCTAAAAAAACCATTCTCCGACATCCAATATGCAGCACCGTCTACCTCAACACATGCGTTCTGTCCAACAAGTCCACAATGTGTTCCAACTTGAGCAAAGGCAAAGGTAAATGGTGATCCAACAAATCTTTGTGTAAACAAAGCTGTGTCAGTCCAAACAAGAATCGCATCTCTACCTCTGATTGCTCCTCTAATCTGTGATCCGTCGGCCAGTCTTTGTGTACCAGCTGTGTTGGTTGCTGTAGGTGTGTAAGTATTTATATCTTCTTGGTCCGAGAATCTAATAAACATATCATCTTGTGTTGCTGGATCTCCAATGGTTGTTTCTGTCCCGTAAAAAACTAAGTGTCTATCAGGTGTTGATACAACCATATGCCTTGATGCAGTTGGTGCACCACTTATAATTGTGGCTCTTGTTTCTGTTGCGTTTCCTAAACTAGAATCCCATTCAAAACATGAACTATCGTGAATTAAACAAATCGCTTTATCTCCAAAGTTATCGATAGACCACATACCTGGATCTAAAGCTAAACCTTCTTGAGTCTGTTCGTTCCACGCACCATAACCTGTAGCACTTGTAACTGTAACACCATCACTGTGAGATGCAGCTGTGGTTCCTCTGGTGCCTCTTGTTACACCTGTCAAAGTATTACTATTCACACCAGTGTATTGAATCATCTCTGTTCCAATCAAAACAAAGTTAGTTCCCGTAGATGGAAATTGCGCTGCGTTTGTTAAAACAATAGTTGTGGTGCTAGAGTTTATAGCTCCATTTAAAGTAGTAGTCACAGCTCCTGTATCTACACCTCCATATGTACCTAAGCCCCAACCAAAACCCTTTTCTTGCACAGCAGATCCAACTGGAAAATAGTGTTGAACTCGAATACCTCCAGAAGCAGTGGCACCTGATCCAGATTCATTTGATGGCATAGTTATTGTTAAAGTTGTTCCGCTAGGGACAGATGTCACCATAAATTTTTTATCATTAAAATCAGACGCTGCAAAATTAGATCCTGTGATAGTAGAAAAATTATCTAATAATATTATATCTTGAGGATTTATATTGTGAGCTGTTGGAAAAGTTATTGTAACTGTTGGTGATCCGTTGGTCGTGGTAAATGCACTTGTAAGCGTTGTTGTGGTTTTAATGGGATGTATATCATAAAATACGTTACCAGAAAACGCATACAATATTCTATTTGTGCCAACTATGGCGTATCTTCTGCCTTCACTATTTACATAGTGGTGTAAGCCTCTTCCTGCACCAGTTAATTCATTTGAATTTAATTGTCCTAATTGGTTCCAACCACCTATTTTCTCAGGTATTCCATATCTAAATCTTACATTATCACAGTCAACCCATTGACCCTCAGCCCCTGTGGCTGTGATTTGTTTATTAATACCTGGTTGAAATCCTATCTTTTGTAGCATAATGTAGAACTATATATTGAGATTTATTTAAAATCTAGCTGTAATTTCTTTGATTATATCACGGTAATCATAGCTACTAATTTCATAATCTACTTTGTGTGGTTTCTCAAAAACCTTGTTTGTATCATTATAACGTCCAAATTCAATAGTATTCATAAAAATTTTTATATCATAGAAATCTCTAAATCGATCATAAGGACAGACAAAATCTACAACGCAATGTTTCTTTGTCATACCACATAACTTTTCCATGCGTATTACTTGGTTAATTCTATCTTGTTTTGTAAATTTTTTTTCATTGAACATGTTTCTGACAACATCTCCATTGAAATAAGCAACATCTTTTCCCTTACATAAATTAAATGCAAAGGTGCTTTTACCTGATCCAGGTAAACCAAATATTAATATATTCACGCTAGTTTATTTTTAAACCAAGGTGGAAGTCCTAAATGAGGTCTTTTGTCAAACATGTTAGATTTAGACCCAGAAGTCTTCCTATTATTGTAGTGTAAAAAAACTTGCACACACTCATCACCTTGAAATTTTTCTCTCCAGTGTTCTAATTCACGACCTCTATAAACTAACATATCGCCAGGTTTTAAATTAATCTTAACGCCTTTTGCATTACTAAAACCTTTAACTCCTTTTCTACCACCCTCGGCTTCTTCTACGCCTACGTTTTCGTGTGGACTTAAATATATAGGCCAATCATCACCCCCAAGATTCATAGTGGTGGATATCTCACAACTAAATCTATCTTTATGTCTTTTTAAAATATCACCTTTTTTATAAAATCTAGCATAGGTATATGCAGGATATAATTTTAACTGTGTTGATTTTTCCATGATTGGTTGACACTTTAACATTAAAGTTTCCATAGCTATGTCTGAATAACAGCAGTAAGTGTTTGGCACTTGGTGAGAGTCTCCTTCATAAAAACCAAGCATAATTTCATATGGTGAAATGTATTTAGCTTTACGACAAGTATCATAAACTTGTTTTTTCATGGCAAAATAATTATACAAAAATATCGCCAACTCTTTAGGCACAGCTTTTTTTATTACTATATATTTATTTTTTTTAAAGCTCATAATTATAATTAAAACTCATACTAATCCTTTCATTATTAGTTTTATTGGGTTGAACGTAATGATATAAACTAGCAGGGAATAAAACAAATAATTGTTCCTTTGGCACAACTTCAAAATTACTAGAAGTATATTTATTAAAATCGGTAACACGACCATAATCATACATCATGCCAGATACCGCGTCTAATTTTTGAAATACAATTTTACCAGAGTCTTTAGGTGCTTTAATATACATGACACCAGATATTACTGTATAGTTTCCAGAATGTGTATGGGGCATATTAAAAGAGGCCTTACCATTAATATTATACCAATATCCAGACAGCTCTATGTTTCTTTTTAAATCTAAAGTTTTTTTAATTTCAAAGGCAGCTTCATTTAAAGTTTCAAATATAACTTTATTATATTTATTAGGTTCGTGAAATAATTGACTTTGCCAACCTCCTTCATTACTAATTTTTCTACCTTCTTTATTTTTTTTTCTTGTATCAAGAATATGTTTTTTAAAATTTTTTAAATTAACATTACACATACCTGTATAAGTGTATGTGCTAAAAATATCCCTAAACATCTTTAGCTAACTCCTTTGGAACAGCTTGAATATTCCAATGTATAAATCTAAAAGGCTCTACACCATGATCAACAGCAAACTCATGTTCTAGATACCCAGGAAATATAATTAATGTTCCAGGTATGGGTTTAAAATAAATCTGTTCCATGCCATTATATATTCCATTTAATTTTGGTTTCATTTTTAGTTTAGTGCATCTTGCTCCAGTTTTTGGTTCATGAAATATTGGATAAGAAGTTTTATCACTACATTTTAAAAAATAAAAACCCGACACGTGTTGATTCCAATGTATATGTGCAGGATGGTGACCACCACCTTTTTTACTAAATTCTTGCACCCACATTTCAGTAAGAGAAACTTGATATTGTTTCATGTCATAACCATGACTATCTAAAAATTCCCAAGACCTAGAACCAATATAATTTCTAAAATCTAAAAAATTATTGTCATTCATTAAAGGTGTAGAATGATGCGATCTTCCAAAGTCACCATGTTTTTTTATATAATCTTTATTTTTATTTCTTGCACTTTTTACATAAGGTTCTGAAAATTTATTTAAAGACTTTAAAAACTCAGGTCTATCTTCTGCCCAAATAGGTGTGCTAAAATAATTTTGCTTATCCATATTTATTAAATAAGTCTCTTTCTTTTTTATACATTTTAACTATTTTATTAGGTATTTTCAAATTGTTATAATGTATTTGTTTTATTTCTTTTGTTCTTATTGTTGTATGCATAGACCCACTAATGTCAACTTGATTTAAATTATTAAACCTATGTTTTTTGTAGTAGGGCACATTTAAAAATCTATATATTTTTTTAATTGTTTTTTCTGGCTGTTTACATAAATCTTTATATTTAATAATTAAAAGATTACTTTTATAATTATCAATTAAAAATTTTAAAGCTGATGCAGCTTGTCCTATCTGACCCATCGGACTCATTAAAAAATTACAATATTGATAAATAGAGCCGTTAGATACATTATCAACTCTTATCCAAGAATTCAATATTTCATCAAAAGGTCTAATCAACAATACAAATTTTGCTGGTAACAGATTGTATTTTTTTAATAAATTAAAATTATCTAAAGTGCCCCATCTACCTTGCTCTAGTATATATTTTTGTTTGTGTTCAGAAAAATAATTGTTAAATATATTTTTAATTATATTGTCATAATATTTTTCACTGTTTAAATATTGTTTATCAACATCAACTTTTTTCCAATTTTTATAACTAGTTTCTTTTTTAAAACGATCTAACAACCAAAAAACATTTGGTAATATACTATTTGGAGTTACATAAAAATCAGGGTTTTGATTTAATATTGATCTTAACAAAGTGGTTCCACACCTAAAAGTTCCCGTTAAATAAAATATTTTTTTAGACATTATTTATATGGATCTCCAGTGCTCCATATTACTAAAGAATATCTTGTCCCTTTAGTTACTGGTTTTACTCTGTGCCATACAAAAGAAGGAAAAACTATAATAGAACCTTTTGGTAATATTTCTTTTGCTCTTCTCAAATGTTTTTCTTCGTCTCTCATGTTAGGGTCATAGTTTCTAAAATCAAATTCTAGTTCTCCCCCTTTATATTCTGATCCATCCGTCAATTGACAAGTAACTGATAGCTTTCTAATTTTACCATTGTCTAAACTTTTGGGATCATTATATGGTTTAGCGTTACTGTCACAATGCCAATCATAATATTGGTTTAATTTATACTTTGTAAATTGTGCAATTTGAGATCTTTCCCATTTAAAATTCCAACCTGCGTTTTTATTTGCAGTATGAATATACGGATGTATTTCTTTATATATCCAATTTTCATTAAGCCAGACTACATCTGAATTTCTTTTTACTTTTACATCCTTTATCTGCTCTTTATTCATTTGCTTTGCATCAGTGTAATCTCCTATGACGCCCATGGTTTCTTTACTAGATAAAGCAAACTTAATAACATCGTCACAAAATTTTGGTGTTAATGCAGATTTAAAATACCAGTAATAATTAGACAGATTCATAAGTGATTGTTAAAACAAAATTTAAAGATTCTTTTTGATTATTACTAATTGTGTAGGTGTTTGTAGCAGGAAACATAATAAATTTATCTTCTTCTAAAGGTATATTCCATTTTCTACCTTTTTTTCTGTTATCATCATATTGAATTGATACCGTGCAGTCTTGTATTTTTAAACCATAGAGTAATGTAAAATCTGGTGAACTTTTTAAATCTACAGGGTTTGTATTTGATAATACAAATTTTTTTTCTAGAGGTTTATATATGTTACCCCACGTTTCTTTATTTACTATGCAAGTTCTAAATTTAACATATATGTGCTCTCTTAAATATGTATTTAACATATCCCATGTTCTTGAAAAGGGCCATTTTTCTTTTGTAAGATCTGTGTGTAAAACGTAATGAATTAATTCTTTCTTATTTATTTCAAAACCTTTTGGCATTGAAACAATGCCATAATATAAGCACTGCTCACTTAATACTTTCTTATGCATACCAGATAATATGAGTATTATTTTTTTATAAAACTGTCAAGTTATTCTTCGTTAGGAGAGATTAAAAGTTCCCATGCTTGATTTTCTTCAGACCATTTGTACATGTAAACATTTTCTGTGTCTACTTTTTGTTCATCAGTTAATTCAGGAGCAGCTCCTGCTGGTGGTAACCATGAAGCTGTTGCAACATTTTTAGTCCAATTAGAACTTGGTGAAGGATCCCAAAAAATATTATTTACTGGATCCCAAGTTCCTCCAGGTATAGCGAGATTACCTCTAAAAGGAGTTCCTCCTTGTTTGTGTTTATTATGTTTAGTGTTGTAAGAAGTTTGAATCCATTTTTCTGCAGGCCAGTTATTATGTTTTTGTAGATATGCTTGACCTATAGATTCTGTTTCTACTCCATTCTCATCTTCCATAGAAGAATTAGCTAGTGTAAGCACAGCAAGCACTTCGTTCTCTTCTGATATTTTTGCAAAATAAGCCATATGTGGTTGTCTTTATATCATTTATGTATATTTTTAGTCAAGAATTTTAATAGAGTGGGTTTATCTTTTACGATGTTATTCCATTTTTTAACTAAAATATCTCTTTGATTATTTTCTTTTATTATTTTCGAAAGATCAAATCCAGAGTTTTGTAGGTTTTTATTTGTTTGAGAATAAAAATTCATACCTGTTGTTATGTAATGTTCTCCAAAAAAACTATTAAAATATTCATTGTTTCTTAAAAAATCATACCGTACAGCCATGTCTAAAAACACACTATCTGATTTTGCTAATTCTAGAAAACTTTTATTTCTTATATCCTTCCAATATTTAGTATCATTTCTTTTAGAGTATGCGTAATGTTGTGCTACAAAATCTGTAAACTTATCAAAAAATCTACCACACTTTATATTGAAACAATCTTTATCATGCTGTGTGATATTATCATGTCTTTCAAAAATATCTAAAAGGTTCAATAAAAATTCATGTACAGATAATAAACCATTAGACTCCAATGGTTCTATAAATCCTGCAGATAAACCAATAGAACAAACATTTTTATAAAATATTTTTTCAAAACGACCTACCCTCATTGTGATATTTTTAAAAGTAGAATTATTATAATTGTGTTTTTTATGATCTAAATGTTTCTTAAATTCTTTTAACGCTTGTTTATCAGTTACATATTTATCTGAGTACACATATCCTGTGCCTATTCTTTCCCAACTAGGTATGTTCCACACCCAACCATTTTCAATAGCTGTACAATTAGTAAAAGGTTCTAATTGATTTTTTTTATTTTTGTATGGGACTCGTGTCGCCCACGCTTTATTGTTAGGTAAAAGATCAGAATAACTTTCAAACTTTGCACCTATTTTATTCATCAATACAGATCTAAAACCTGTGCAATCAAAGTATAAATCCGCTGTATGTTTGTTTAATGATACTATACCTTCTTTATTTGTTTTTATATTTTTAATATCTTCTACAACATGTTTTACACCTTTGGGTATACAGTAATTATTTTTTAACCAGATACCAAATTTAATTGCATCGAAATGATAGGCTGTGTCATTTTTAAAATTAAAACTTTCTAATTCTTTTTTATCGTTTTTAAATAATTTATTACTATTAACTAAAGCCATATTTGGATTTATAAAATTAGCATAATCACTGTTATTAATTTTTTTATTTAAATATTTTTTAACAAACCAGTTTTGTTTTCCCCAAGACAAATCATTTTCAAATGTTCTTCCAAAGGGATAATGAAAACCACCATCACCTTTTTCATAAAAATCTTCAAATCTAATACTAAGTTTATAACTAGCATCAGTATGAGGCATAAAATCTTTATCTTTAATATTTAATAAATTTAGCCATTTATTTATTTGACCTAACGTGCTTTCTCCAACTCCAATAATAGGTGTGTTAGGTGATTCTATTAAGACTATTTCTTTTTTAGGAAACGTATTTATTAATGTAGCTGCTGTCATCCAGCCTGCAGAACCACCGCCTAACACTATAATTTTATTCATAGTTTATATTTATATTAATTCTTATTTTTGAATCTGTTTGAGTAACTGCTCTATGTCTGTGTTTAGAATTAAACAAAACTATAGAGTTTTCTTCAGACAAAAATTTTTCTCCTTTTTCAAATTCTGTCCACCCATTATTTGTGTTAACAGAAAAAAGAGCTATCTTTACATTATCGTCTGTATCAACATGATAAGCAGACTCAAAGTGTTTATGTTGATTTGTATACAAGTTTACTTTGGCTCTAATTATTTTTTTAACTTTTAATTTATTAGTTATGGGGTGTAAAATATTTTTAATAAAGGGATCTTCTGAAGTTTGTTCTCCATCTCTAAAAAGAGTATGGCAAAAAAAATAATCATAATTTTTCCATTTCTTTTTAGGTTCAAAAGGTAAAACTGAGGATTGATAGTAATATGGAAATCTAGGGTCTTCTAATATTTGTTTTACCTTATTAAATACATCTTTAGGTAAAAAATTTTTTATAACTTTCATAGTGAAAGAATATACAGATAATTCTAAAAAAATCTATTTATTGAAATTTGTATCTTATAACAACAATTCCTGATCCACCCTGACCTCCTGGGCCAGTTGCACCTCCGCCTCCACCACCTGTATTTGTGGCTCCGTTCTCAGCTGGAGTTCCAGGTAATGCTCTTCCATTACCACCACCCCCTGCTCCACCTGGTTCAGGTGAGGGGACGTTTGCGTGTAGAGATCCACCTCCACCGCCGCCAAACCATCGTCCTGGTGCAGGGCCTGGCTCTCCATAACTTGGAGAATTTGGACCAAAGAAAGCTGTTGCAATAGGAGTACCGTTTCCTCCAGCACCTGGTCCTGGGCCACCAGCTTGACCAGAGGCTCCACCGCCTCCACCACCGCCTCCAGTAATTTGAGACTGTGATCCGCTGTTTCCTCCATCAGCACCTTGAGGTGGACTTACTGGTGGATCGTTACCTTCACCACCTGTTCTTGAATTTCCAGAAGCTGCTCCAGCTCCTCCTCCAGCTCCTCCAGGGGAGGCTGGTTGTGAAAGACAACCTACATAATGTTGACCATTTCCTCCACGTGTTGATGTTATAGAATCAAATACTGAATCAGAAAAATTTCCTCCAATAGTTATTGGATAAGCTTGTGCTGCTATTGGGTGAGCTCCTGCACATGAACCTGGACTAGGATAAGACGTTCTCATTCCTCCTCCGCCACCGCCTGCAACATTTCCTGGGCCACCGCCTGCAACAACTAAAAAATCTACATTTGATGGTCCTGCAGTTGGATCTCCTGGAAAAAGAGGTAAAGTTCCTGCTTGTGTTACGGTAAAAGTGCCTGGACTTGTAAATACATGTACTTTAAAATTACCATCCGTATGAGTAGCATTACCACCACAAGCTACAGTAAATTGTGGGGCTGCAGCATCTCCAGCACCAAACCCTAAAACTTGATATCCAAAAGATCTGCCTCTTGAAGAGAGTTTATTTTTTGAACCTTTGCCTTCTGATATTAAAGGTGTGTCAACTTTTTTCATTATTCTACTCCTTATGCGTCGTTAGCAGCATCAGTAGTGAAGAATATTTTAACACCTAAAAGTTTTGCATCAGCTGTTAAACTATCTGCTGATACATCTCTTGATATTTGAAAGAACACCTCTTCGTCTGTGCTAGGTGAACCTGCAATAGTTACCGCTCCACTTTCTGCTGTCACATCTAAATCATTTGCTGTGCCACTGTGTGCCTTTGCTGTTGGTGCAACTTGTGTGCCAAAAGCTGTATTAATGCTATCATTGTCTGCAATCGCAACACCAGATAATCCCCACGAAACAGTTCCTGTGTTTGTTGAGTCTGCTGTAAAGTAAGCTTGGAAAGTAATTGTACCTTCATTCCATGATTTAGGAAAAGCCACAGCAAACTGTGCAAACTCATCTGAGTCTTTGTCAAAATCTAATGTTTTAATTTCAGGGCCATTTGATAATTCAACTTGTGCTAAATTTGCACAACCATTTGTTGAGTTGGGATACATAGCAACTGCTGGAACCCAGATAGTTTCCTTACCTGCTACTTTTATCGCTGTACCACCAGCTTGAACAACACCATTTCCGTTTGGTGCTATGTTAATATTACCATCTGCACCATCAGTAATTGTAATTGTACCTGAGTTAGTTCCCGAGTTAGTGTCTAAAACTAAATCGTGAGCACCACTTGTTGTAAGAGTTGCTGCTGCAGCTCCAGTTCCAATTCTAGTTTCTCCACTCCCTTTTGGTTTAATGTGAACATCGACATTAGTCTCTCCACTTGCTCCTAAGATTGGTGGATTACCTGTCGCAGCGTTAGTTACTTCTAATTCATTTACTGCAGAAGATGTTGTTTGAAATATAATTTGTTCGTTTCCATTTGCATCTGCAATAAAACCTGCGTCTGCAATTTTTGGAGCTGTTAAAGTTTTATTTGTTAATGTGTCTGTTGATGTAGCAGTAATAAAACCAGTATCATCAATATCTGGATTAGTTCCATCATTTGCTGTTGCATAAACTAATTTCACTACACCAGGGGCAAGAGTTACACTATCTCCTGATCCTGAAACATATTTAAATACTACGTTTTGTGATCCACTTGTTGAATTTTTTAGTACATAAAATTGTTGGACATCAATTGGTATAGTAACATTTCTTGATGCTGATATTGTTCCTGTGAATTCTATAATTCTATGTGAAAGAGTTGCGCCTGTTGATCCATCAGATACTGAAAGATCTGTGTCTCCTGAGTCAGAAACAGCTTGTGTTGTAAAACCACCAGTAATCTGTTCAATAAGTTCTAAGTTTGTATTGGTCTTCGTACCCCACGTACCAGCGTTTTCCCCAGTCGCTTGAAGTTCGACACCTAAAGGCGTAAATGTTGATGCCATTATTTTTCTCCTATGCTACGTTACTATAACTTGTATTCGAGCCAGTTGCAACACTTGTATATGATGAATTTGAACCAGTGTCAACAGCCTCAAATGCTTGAATTCCAAAACCTGTGGCAGTTCCAAATGCAGCAACTGATGTTGTTGCTTGTTGTCCTGTTAGCCCCATAACATCTGCTGGCGATATTGATCCAACAGAGAATGAAGCTGAAACTCCTGTTAATCCCATTACATCTGCTGGCGATAAATTTCCTAATGCAGAAGTTATTGCAAGACCTGTTACATCAACAATAGGGTTTGTAGAAATTTCTATATCTCCAACAGATGAAGTTGTAGACACTCCAGTTAATCCCATTACATCAGCAGGAGATATTGAACCAACTGCAGATGTTATGGCTTGACCTGAAACTCCCACTACATCAGCAGGAGATATTGAACCAACTGATGAAGTTATAGACTGTCCACTTAATACTCCCGTAAAATCTGATTTAGTTGTAATAGATCCAACTGAAGATGTAGAAGCTTGACCAGTTAAACCCATTACATCGGCAACATTTAAGGTAAATTGACCCCATGATTGTTGTTGTCCCCATGCACTATCGTTCCATCTAGAACCTACACTAAGATTTGAAGCAATCGCGTCTGGTGCTGTTAATGAAACTATCTCATCACCTACATCACCCCAAGTTGATGCAGAATCATTATAAGGGTCTGCACCCCATCCCGTTACTATTGGATCAGTGGTTCCCCAACGACCAGTGCTCCAGGTTGTGCCTGACTCGTTCCAAGTATTTGCCATAAGGACTTACCTCCTTATGCTAATCTTATGATTGCGTTCGATGCGTCTGCTGTTGGAAATTGAATTGTGAATGTGCCACTTGTTACAGTTTTGTCTGCACCAAATGCTATTACGGCAACAGCTTTATTAGATTGTGAAGAATTATAAATTAAACAACCATTAGCTGTAAAAGATGCAGAGGTAAAACTAACGTCTGCAAAATCACAAACTGCGGTTGATGAATCTAAAGTTGGAGTTACACTTGTTAAAGTTGCACCGCCAGAACTATATGCAGATCCTGAAGTATTTGAAATTTCATTTGTAGTGGCAAAAGCCGTAGTTCCAGCTCCTAAACTTGCAGAGCTAGTAAATAGAGCTAGTTTAAAAGTATTACCACTTGATGCAGTAAAATTATGTGTTCCAACTAAAAGCTCTTGTTTAAAACTATTACAAATTGCTGATGTTATTGCCATAATTTATTCTCCTATGGGTTTGCTGAATTAATTGGTATTCTAACTGCTCCATCTGTGTAGTCGTCTCTTCGTCTTCTACCAACTTGTTCCGCAGCAAACTTTTGTACTTCTTGTTTATATTTATTTTCATATAATGTCAACATATCGATTGGGCCTTTTAAAAAGCCATATGCCTCTGATAAACAACAATATAATAGACCATTTGGAAAATTAAGACTAACATAATTAGTATCATTATTTTCTAATAAAGCAGGAGCAGCATTGTAGTGTACTCTAAATTTATAGGTTGTGTCAGGAACTGGTCCAAACATCATTCTCCCAGAAGTAGTGTCAGATTCTCCTGTAGCACCACCAAACATAGCATAGTATTTAGGTTGTCCTCTTTTAGCTGACTCTGTTGATGAAATATATTCTTGTAAATATGTAATATCTTTTTTTTCTAACCAAACATTAGTCCCTGTAGTAGCTGATGTTGAGTCATAAACTTGTATCCCTCTAATAAAAACTGCCCCTGCTGGAGCGTTGATCGTTTCCTGACCTGCAACTAAATTTCCTAATTGTTGTTTTCTATCAGCATCAATAGGAACATCTCTAAATATTCTATATTGTGCGTTTAATATAATATTTTCTAAAACAGCGTCTGTTAAAACGTTAGAGTCTGTTTCAGTATAACTTTTAATTTGTGTTTTTAATCCTGATGCACTTAATCCTGCCATTATACAGCTCCTGCTAGCTCTCTACAAATAAGACAGCTTTTTTTATATCTGTTATGTGTAGTGCATTTCCACTTTGGTTCTTCATGCACAGGTATTTCTGGCTCTGGAACTTTAGTGTAATACTCTATGTGCTCATCTTCTGGACATGCACATTGTTTAATACCAAACAATTTACTAATTAATTTTTTAATCATGCTGTTACCGTTACTGGTCCTGCTGATGCAAAACCTCCTCCTCCAGACTCAGTTATACTAGATGTTGTAGCTGTTGCAAAGGTATAATTATCATCATCTACTTTTGTAATTGTGTATCCTGCAGCTAAATTTATCGTCGCTGCAGCGACTCCACCAACAACCTCTGCATTTCTAAATCTAACTGTATCAGATGTTGATCTACCATGATCTGGTTCGTTAACTGATATTGTTGCAGATCCATTAGTTGTTGTAAAAGCGTTTAGTGGTAAAAGTTTTGGAACAGCTGTTTCTGTTCTATCTGGTCTAACATTACGTAAAGATATAGAATCACCATTCATAGGTTTTGGTTCTAATTGTGGTTGCTTTGGTTCAAACTCTGATACATGCACGAATGATCCATTCCATTCTCTGACCATTTCTTTGTATGGAAACTCCATACCTGATCTATCCGATATTGCTCTTGCGTATTTACCTGTTGCGTATTTAGCCATTATGCTCCTGGGTAGTATGCTTTTGGTGTTATGTGTGTGCTAGATGCAGAGCCATCCTCTGATAACGCTCTTTGAAACTCATCTTCGTACACTAATTTCATTGGTTGTATTAGTTGTGGAGCATACTTTTGTGCAAGATAGTATGTCAATCCAGATACCATACATGGTACAAATCTGAACGGAACATCTGTTGCATTAGTATAATCTCCTACATCTTGTATTCTTTTTATAAAATAAAAATGCATATCTTTAGATGCATT